AGCTTCTTTTGCTTCTTTATCCATATCTTCATTAGAATCTAATAAAAATTGTTCAGCTTCTGTTAATTGTACAAAAACTATTTCGTTCCAAATATTTTCTTCGATTGATTGTAAATTTTTCATTTTTTTTTTATTTTTAAAAGTTAGTGTTATCGTAATATTTTAAGTAATCTCTATGTGTATTTTGGATGTCGCTAAAATCAGGAGTTTGTCTTGTCAAAAAAGGTTTAAAGAAATAAGCATTCAGATTACCATTTTTTTGATTTTCCATGTAAACATAATCTACCGGTCTTTTTAAAAAATTATCATCTAGTATTTTTTTAATTTTTTCAGCAGATTTTTTATTTACAAAGTAACTATCTGTTGCCATAATAGATTTCCCTTTATATAGGTTGTCTCCAACTTTAACAAAGTCATCCATGATATGACCTGATAAATAAACCATATCCCAATCTTCAGGCAATTGCTTCAAATGATCTTCTAATAGACTGTTAAAGTTTTTGCAAAACTCGACATCATCTTCAAAAATTAGAAAATTTGTCCCTTCTGTTGAGCTTATTATCTTCTCAAGAATTCTATAGTGACTCATAAAGCAACCTACCTCACCATTATTAATTTGATAATGCTTATGAGGACTTAGACTGTTACCGTTATAGGCAGGAAATCTTTCTACTTTTAAAGACAATTCATTAAATTGTTTAGAAACTTTTTCCCACCTATCAGGCCTTCTGTCTAAATTTATACAATATATTTTATCGAAAAAATCAGACATATTTTTAAAATTACATAGTACGACTAGCAATAAATCCTGTAGTATCCCAGCATCCTGCTAATTCACCATTAGTTCCAAAAAAACTGCTTCCTAAGAAATTACTTCCAAGTATTTGACTGTTAATTATTTTACCTGTAATTCTTGTAGAAATACTACTACTTGAATTACCACCAAAAGATCCAGGTTGAGCATTACAATTAATGGCTGTGCCTCCAAATACACAATCTGTGCCTCCTGCAAAAGACGAAAACTCTGACGAACAATTAATAAAAATAGCATTTACATTAACGGAAAAATTACTTCCAAAAGACTCTGGTCCTGCTGAACAACCTATATATGTACCTTGAAAGGTGTTGTAAGAAGAGCAGTTAAAACTTCTATATTGTCCTTGACAATTATAGAATGTTGGGTCACCGTAAGATAAAATATATGAAAGATTTTGAGCTTGACAATTATTAAATAATCCATAATTACCTGATGAAATAAAAGAATTATACATTGCTACACAATTGTTAAAAGTTCCACCCAGGAATGTATTTCCACTTACAGATCCAAAAGAACTACTTTTCGCAACACAATTATTAAAAACTCCACTTAAACTTCCTTGGGAAGGAGCAAAAGAATCACCACCACCAATACAGTTATTAAATGTACCATTAAGAGTACCTTGAAAAGGACTAAATGAACTATCACCACCAATGCAATTGTTGAATGTACCTGACATAACCATACTTGGACCTGAAAAACTTAAAAATCCACCAACACAATCGTTGAATGTTGAACTTAAATTTTCATAAGGATTAATTGTACTAAATGAATGAGCTTGACCTTTACATTTCTCAACTACCAAGTTATTAAGAGATGAACCAATTTTGATTGTTCCTTCGAATACATCGATACCTTTTACTAATATATTATTAGCTGTAATAATCATTTGATTAGTAAGTAATATAATATCTGCATTACCAGTTAAAGAAACTACATCAACTAGGTTGTGATCAATAACAAAATTTTGTTGCTGAAAATCATACTTACCTGGTGCTAAAACTAAAGATACTTTTACATTTTCAGTTACCACTTTTGCAATTGATGTAAATGATACTCCTGAAGGCAATCCTGTAAATTGCATTCCAAAAGAAGAAGACATAGCTGTTACAATAATTGTATACTGACTATCGTTAATAATAACATTGTTTGTTCCAAAACTAAACTCGTATAAGTTGCTAGGATTTGTAAATAACACTGTATACACACCTGCATTTTCCACAACACTGCTAACCGCATAACTATAAATGTTAGTTTGCGAAGTCATTGTTTTTGCAATTGCATATTGTGTTTGCAATTCAGTTGCATTTTCAATTGGATTTCCGTTTGCTTTTACATATACATAAGCAGAACCTCCTATTCCTCCCTCTTCTCCTGCTGAGTTGAGCTCGGTAATGATATCTTTTACATCTTGAACGAGATATCTTTCATTTCTTCTTTGAACAGAACCTAAAATTTTAGATCTTTGTTGAATAGCCATAATTTATTTATTTTTTAATTGTTTAACTTCTGCTGACAACTCTTGTACAGCCTTAACTAAAATTGGAATAAGTTTACCATAAGAAGCCTCAAGCTTCTCAGGATTTGACTCATAAACAAGTTTTAATACATCAGCCATATCAGCATCTTCTTGAGAAGCTTTAAGGTCTTGTGCGATAAAACCGAAGTCAGCGATATCATGTCTTCCTTCTTCATCACGCTCATCCCATACAAATTCAACAGGACGAAGACCATTAATGAAATCTAATCCTGCACGTAGTTCAGTTACATCTTTTTTATCACGAGCATCAGACAATGAAGTAATTGTTGTTACAGCGCAACGAAGAGCAACTGTAGAAGGTCCGCCTAATGTAATTTCATTTGAAACACTACCTGTGGATGGACTACCACCAAGGCAAGTATTTGACTGACCTGTAATAGTACCTGCTGAGTTTCCTGAATTGCCTCCGATTAAAATATTATTATTTCCTGTAGTTACAGTTCCTCCTGCACCATTCCCAATGAATGTATTTCCTAATCCTGTGCTTACATTTCCACCACAAGCAGCGCCAACAAAAGTATTAGCTGAACCTGAGCTTAAATTAAAACCTGCGTTATACCCAAGAGAAGTATTAGCGGTAGAACCAAAATCACCTACTCTAGAACCTTTACCAAGCGCTGTTGATTGAGCGGACATTAACAATCCACCTGCATCTGAAATCTGCATTGTATTATTATTCAATGCAATTTTTACTCCTTTTACATTTATAACATCTGTACCTACTGTAAAAGGCACTATTGTATCTACATTTATTTGACTCATAATTATTTATTTTAAAATTATATAATATTTAAAGTTGTTCCCGTAGGAACTGTTAATGTACCGCTCATCAATAGCGGTCCAGTATAGTTTACTGTTGCTCCAGCAGGAAGAGTAATATCCTCTGTAATAGCACCAACAATAGTAAAGCCATTAGCCCAAATACTTGTGCCAAGTACTTGTTGACCGCCGCCACCGCCGCCTGAATTAATTTCAGTGATAATATCATTGACATCTAGTACAAGGTATCTTTCATTTGTACTCTGACCAAATCCTTTTAGTCTAGATCTTTGTTGAATAGGCATAACTAATTATTTTATAGCAAAGATAATTGTTTTTAGTTCAATATTTTTAGGATGCGACCCGTGCGTTTATCCACCTTCGCCAACTTCATGCGGTAATTCGTTTCCTTTGATTGCACATACTTCGTAACTACGTGCGTTTCTTTGTCCTGTGACTTAATATTTTCAGGCTCGTACCTTGCGTGTGACTGTGAATTAATATATGCAAAGCCAATAGCAAAGATGGCATCATCATAATCATATCTAGTATCCGCTGCTTGATATCTAGTTTGGCGATGGCTAGTTGAGCTCTTTAAATCTTTCTCCACGAAGGTCTTCAGCTGCTCCCACAGCCATGGAACATCTATATTGATGCCGTAGGCATCAATCATTTCCTCGACTTTTGCAATAATCCTCGGTGCTGTGTTAGCTTTGTTGGAAATGCCAAACCATTTCCCACCATAAGTTTGAAAATATTCGGGTAGCTGCGTATTTGCGGTGAATTTATTTTTAAATCCGTGTATTTCTTGGAAGTCTACGTGCATATCACCGATGTTATTCTCCACTAATTCTTTTACACCGCCTCTTTTTTGCTGATCGTAGTACAGACTTTGCAAAAGTACCTGTAGGTAGGTGTACTTAAACTTGCGGTCCCTATGGAATACTACAGAGGAAACAGAATTAGTCAATGAATCCCATATGGCACTACACATCATGGAGTGACCTGTCTCTGAGTTGATGGGGTCAGTCCCTTGATACCAGCGATTCTTCCATATTTCACCGTTTGGTGGGTGATGTACGATCATTGCTGTGGTGGATACATCTTCTCTACCTGATGTATTGATCCATCTAGCGCCTGTAATGCGATATTCGGTGATTAGGTCCGGTGTTGGCTGCGACATATCCATGATAGGCTCGAAGTAACCATACTCTATAGGCACATCTTTGCCGTATATGGTACTTAATCTTTCGTTACAGTAATGAATCGGAACGAGCGTTCTTGCTTTTCGCAGGAACATATCGTCAATTGTGATAGGATAATGCTGGTGGAACTGAACTTTGGCAACTTCTCCTTTCTTGGTTCCTTCCAATGCAAGGTATGCTTTACGTTCGTTGTTGATGTGCTCGTCTGTGACACCTCTTCGTGCATAGGCGTTGAAGAATAATGGTATGATTCCATACTCGTAGTTTTTATCCCTCCACTGACTGAGTGCCATCTTGAACTCTGCTTCGAATACAGAGCCCCCTTTGTCCATTTCACCTCCTGTACCCCATGCTAAGAACTGCTGTTGCATGGTCATTTTGCCAGTTTCCGGGTTGTACTTAAATAAAGCAGGTCGACCTTCACGCATCATCTCACCGAATATGTCGAATAGACCAATCTCATCGATAAATACTGCCGATGGCGAACCCCCGTTGATTGCATCTACCTGCGGACTATCTACCTGAAAGCGAGATGCACCACCTTCGTCACGACCTTTCTTATCACCCTTCTTATCGAATGACATTACCTGGTCTGTCCAGTTCTTTACGTCCTGAGCAATGTAGTCAGGAATTTTAGTGTAGGTCCACTTTACTTTATCTCGGAAAATCTCGACACCTTTATCTTTGGAGTGGGTAACGAATTTAATGAAGTAGGACTTGTTGAGGTTTACTCTTTTCATCCCTGCAAGACACATCGTAGTGGTAAAACCAATTTGTCGGGCTTTACCAATCATCATGGAGTATCCGCAGTCGAATAAGAATAGGAGTACTTTCTGTGCATCCCACGCCTGATAGCGCAGCATACCGTTTTCGGCTTTATCTTCTTTAATAAAACCGTACTTGTTACA